ATGCACATGTTTAACCCACCGCATCCTAGGGAAGTATTGCGTGACTATTTGGACGGGGTGAGCGTAACAGATGCTGCCGCCGCCCTGAAAATCACGTGCACGCAGCTATCCCGCATCCTGAATAATCATGCGGCAATTACGGCTGATATGGTGCTGCGCTTATCTTCCCTGCTTGGGACCAGTGCTGAGATGTGGGTTGATATGCAGTCTGAATATGAGTTGTGGCAGGCGCCTCAGAAGTCTCTCCCAATTATCGAACCACTGCACAGACAGCCTGTTTTGGCATAAAAAAAGCCGGTGTTTAATGCCGGCTTTGTCTTTGCTGCAGCGTATTTTCAACCATACTTCTTTGCGAAGTCTTCATCAGACATGCAGAGGTAGGTTATAAATTCAATGAAGGCAATAATCGTTGGGATAAACGTCCAACAAAAGAGCAGGTATAAAATGCCTTGCCCAACTTTACCAAGATAAAATTTGTGGGCACCAAATCCACCTAAAAATGCGGCGAATAGTGCGGCTGAGATCCGGCTCTTTTTTCCGGGGACTGACAAACTCTGTGTTGCACCACAGTGCGGACAAGCTGGTGCCGAGCTGTGAACTTCCTTGCCGCAACCACGGCAAAATACCATACCAGTCATAATTACGTTCCTTATAATAAGTAAAATCCGCCCTGGTAGGCGGATTAAATACTTATTAATGCTCTCAACGGCTGGTATGAGCTGTCAATCAAACGGAATACCGAGCTGATTGTCTTTGCCGGGATGTGGCTCAGCATAGCTTTGTAGGTTTGGTGTGGTAATGTCCTTGACTACACTTTCCATGGTGGCGAACGTAGCCGAACAATTCACGTTGGTGCACTGATAATAGCGTTCTTTGGTGAGGTCAGACATTTCGCGACTGGTGCGGGTATAGGCTACATGTTTGCAATGATGGCATCTGAACATAATATTGTCCTCTGCCGGTGGCTGGCGTCACGCTGTAATGATAGCCACTTTTCGCCAAGCGCGGAAGTGGCCCTAATCCATCTCGACATCTTCCGCCCTGACTTCCATTTCAACCTCTTGTGTGTAACCGCCGTCGCTCAGTTCATGGGTCACGGTAGTGATGAGCCATTGCACGTCATTGATCTGCTTCTTGAACCCCTTCACGTTGACCGGCAGCTCGGGGAACAGGTCGGGGCGAGCCTTTGCTAGGGTAATCGACAAGGAGGCGGTGCCGCGTTGAATTTGCTGCCATGCCGCTTTGGCGGCACGCTGTGCGTTGGCCTCGTAGGCGTAAGTGTGACGCAGGACTAGGATGTTTCCATCGCTGCCGGCGAGATAATCCCCTTGTGGTTTATGGGTGGCGTCATCCTGGGTGAGCTGTTTGTTTTTACTCTTGCGGCGTACGACCACTTTTTTAGGGCGTCCTTGTAATGTATCTAACCAGTGAGCCTGCACGCCAGTGTAGGCATCACGATCAGCGATACTGAATTGGTGGTCGTCGCCATCCTGTCGGGTGATAACCACGTCACCCAGTGGTTTACCACTCGCTGATAATGCTTGGCCTGGTACGATAAAAAGTAGCTTACCGGCTTTGACGGTCGCGATGGCACCTTCGAGTTTCGCCAGGCGGCTTAAAAAGTTGGCGTCCGATTCGTTGGTCTGGTCGATGTGGTCAATATGGATGGCCGCCATAGATGGCGCTATCCCGGTTGTCAGGTTATTGCGGCCAGCGAGGGTCTTGATGATGTCGCCCAGCGCTATCTGGTGGTAGGCGGCATTGCGCTTGACGTTTAGGGTGTCGCGAAAGTCCGCGCTGCGGGCGGTGATATTCAGTATGTCTGGCGCCCCGCTGTGGTCGATTTCATCCACGGTGAACGCGCCCTTGTCGACAAGCTTTTGTCCTGCCCAGCCAAGGGATAAGCGGATACTCGCCCCGCGGCGCGGCAGCGCCAGCTTACCGTCGGCGTCGTCCAGCTCAATGCTCAGTTGATCGGCATCAAAACCGCGGTTGTCGGTCAGTGTCAAAGAGATCAAGCGGCCCTTCACGTCGGTGGTGATGTTCTTGTCATCCACAAACAGCGTAAAGTCCGGTGTGTCCGACAGCAGGTGCTGCGCGGTGCTTAGCAGGTCGCCGGGGGTCATCATGGCAGGTATTTACTCAGGTCAAGGTCACCCATCAGGTGACGCAGGTTGTCGTCCACGCGCTTGAGGGAGAGTGTAAATTCGATGCGGCGCGCGGCGCCGTCCTTAAAAAATACGGTGCGGGTTTTACTGAGGCTGGTTATCACGAACATACCGTAAATAAACCCGGTGCCCTCGATAAGCGGCCAGGATAATCCGGTGTCGGCCATCAAACGCAATGCCTCCAGCGACAGCGTGCCGCCGGTGAACTCGGGCAGCAACGTACCGGACAATGTGATCGTCTCATCGTCCTGTCCCAGGAACTGCGTCGCTGGGCGCTGGCCGACGCGACTGTTGGATGGGTGCCGCCAGCCTATCTGTTGCTCAAAATTCTGGTACGGTGCTGTCTGGCGCATGAACACGAATAACCCCAATACCATCATCATGTTGTGGCTCCTTAGTCGATGTCGGCCAGTTTGCTGCGGCTGGATGCCTGCTGTTGGCGCTGGTGTTTTTTCAGGGCATTAGCGGCGTGCTGCGCCAGGGCTTTTTCGTTCATGCCCTGTGAGGGATAAACGTGGATGTTCACCGGCGCCGGCGCTGAGCCAGACGCTTGCGCACTGACTGCACCTTGCCTGAGTGGGGTATACGAGATGCTACGCCGAGGTGTGGTATTGGGTTTGCTGTCACTGTCAGGAGTCTCATCACTGCCGGGTTTCATCCAGTCCGGCAGCATGTCGGTAACCTTGCTGATTTTGGCCTTTAACGCCTGCCATTTTTCGTCAATGCCAGCCATCAGGCTGTTGATGATGTTGCTGCCAAATGCCTTGAATTTGGCTGGTAAGCCTTCGAACCAGGCGACCATGTCGGTCCATTTCTGTTTCAGATAATCCCAGGCGGCGCTCATGGCACCACAAATCTCATTCCAGAACTTAAGCAGCCACGGTTTCACGGTGTCCCAGTGTTTCCACATCTCATAAACCGCCACACCCAGCGCCACGATCAGGATCGCGATGGCGGCAATGACGGGGTTGGCCATCAACGTCCAGAGCGATTCGCCGAAGGCCAATACGGCAATGCGCACAACCTTGAATGCGCCAGACAAAATGTTGGCGACGCGAGCAATCATGGAGGCGGCGCGTAGCCAGGTCGATTTTGCCAGTACGGCGACGACCTCCCTTACGACCTTGATGACCTTCGGCAGTTTCCCGGCCCAGCCAATGAGCTTTTTTATCCCCCTGACGATCAGGCCTGGTTTCTTCGCGGCCTTGCCGCCAGCACCGCTCAGCTCATCCAGCGCGGCCTTGAGTAGCTTAATCTCTTTGGCGGATTTTCTGCCTCCACTGAGCATCCCCCACACATAGCGGAGGGTGGCAAACGGACCAATAATCCCGGCGAGTATCAGCGCCAGCCCGCCGAATGCTGCGGTCAGTGCGCCTACGCCGGCGATACCTTCGACAAGCGCCTTGCCGATGTTGGGGTGATTTTTCATCTCGGTGTTGATGATGTGCAGTACTGATGCAAACTCTTTCAGGGCGGCAACGTAAGCTGGCATCAGGTCATCGCCAATCTGTTTGTTCAGGTTGGCTTTTTCTGCTGCCAGATTGAGTCGCTGCCCGACAGCGCTATTTTTATTGGTGCTCAGTATTTGCTGAGTACTTTGCGCTGCGTTACCTGCGGTGATCTGTTTATCAATATTGGCGCGCTGTTTGTACATCGTTACCATGATGTCCTGCGCCGTTCTGCTGGAGAATAGTTTTGCGATCGCCATCTCCATACCCGCCTCGTTGAGTTTGGGGTTGGCTTTTTTTATGCGAGGAACTATCTCAGTCATCAGATATTTATAGGGATCGGTGCGATATAGCCCTGAATTGACGATGGCATCAGGCTTTACCTTGGCGAGTTGCCCGGTTTTGGTGTATTGGATGGCATCTGGCCGTAACAAGCCAATTTTTTGCTGTTCTTCTGCTGCTGCTTTGGTTTCCCGACCCATGACCATATTTTGATAGGCGCTTGCCAGCCCGGTGCCGGTGCGATCGCCGCCTTTTTCCTGGATCAAATGTGACAGGGAGAAAAAGAAGGCCTTGGGATCAATGCGGCTGAGGGCGACACCACCGGTTGAAACCACAGCTCTGTAGTCCCTGGCTGTCACCATGCCGCCAGATACCGCATTGGCCTTCATCGCCAGATTGGCAAAATTAGCAAAATCCTTTGTCGATGAGATGTGACCGAGCAGCTCCGCAACCTTCACCAGTGCTTGGCTGTCGCTGTTCTGCTCGTCCTGGTCTTCATGCTTAATGCTGCCGTTTGCCATCAGCATTTTTTGCGCTACCTGGATTTGCGCCAGGGTCGGCGCAATAGCCAGACTTTCTGGACCATGGCGCAGGATGGAGTAGGCCTCTTTGATGGTGCGCAGATTCTCGGTGCTACTGCTCCCCATAATGTTCATGCCATCTGCGTATTTTTGCGCCTGCTGCAAGAAGGCGTCACCTACGCCCATGCCCTTGAATTGGGTGATTTCCTGCTGGTATTCCGTAGCAGCATGAAGTGCGGGCGCTGCCGCTGCTGCCATTCCGCCACCAACGGCCACCATCCCCACGCCCTTGATGGCAAGGTTGTTGCGCACCTCTTTGACCTTCTGGTACCGACGCAGCATTTCACTGTTGCGCTTTAGCTGACCTTCCTGCTTTGCCATGGCGGTATTCGCCAGCATCGTTTTTTTGCTGAGCAGTGCCTGAGAGTACGCCAGTTCTTTGGTGTCGATGTTATTGCGGCGAAGCTCGCCGCGCACCTGGCTGAGTTTGCCCAGTTCGTCCCGCTGTGCTTTCAGTAGCTTCTGGTGTGCACGGGTCTGCCTGTTCAGCTCGGCGGTCAGTTTCTGGCTGGGGTTTTCTGTCTCCTGAAAGGCGCGACGCACATTGCGAAGCTCTCGGGCGGATTCTTTTAGCTTTACTGCATTCTGGCTCACGGAATCACGCAACTTGTTGAACGTGCCAACCTTGCCGGCCTGGTCTTCCAGTTGCTTGATCTGCTTGCGGGTTTCGCGTGTGGCGGCTGCCAGCTTGTTGTTGCTGGCCTTGAGATTTTTCAATGGTGCGGAGAGTTTGTCCACCGCATTGAATAAAACTTGCAGCTGTAACCTGCGGTCACTCATCGTCTGCACCGTTGCGTAGAGCGGCCTTCTCGCGCCAGGTGAGCAGCTCGCTGATTGTCATGGGGTACATCTCGGATGGCGGCCAGTGAAATACTGATGCAATGTCCGCCATGAGGTCCTCGACGCTTAATCCTGCGGGAGGTTTTCCCGTACCGAGTTCGGCAACAAAAAATCCAGGAACGCCGTGCCCAGTTGAACCAGGTCAGACGGATCCATGTTGTTGAGCTCCTGCTGAGTCAGCGCTGGGGAACTGACGCGCGGAAGTACCTTGCACAGCGCCGAGACGTCCAGCGACATCAGATCGGCCAGAGTTGTCCCACGTAGCGCGCCACTGCTTGGTTTGGTTAGTTGGATCTGGGTGACTTCGTTATCGCCACGAATAAGCGGCGTGTCCAGGGTGACATTAACGCCTTCTTTGGGTTTGCTCATGGTGGTACTCCAATTGTTGGCGGGCTTGCGCCCCGAAATTTACATTAAACCGATGTTTTTACGGTGCTGCGCCATGCGGTCGTTGCCGCCGACCTTCTCAATCAAGTTGATGTTATCAATCTCGATAATGTCCACGCCGTCGATGGTCAGCTTGTAGTAGCTGCACTCGGTGGTGATTTTCAGGGAAGTGTTCTCACCTTCCTTGCTGTCGCCGGGGTCAATCTCCTTGTTGCGGCCACGAACAACCACCTCGATCGCGGAAATCTCGCCGGTGTCGTCGCGCTGGAGGGAGCCGGCGAAACGCACCATTACGGCGTCGATCACGGGGGTGGCCATCAGCGTGTAAGGCAGGGCGTCATAACCGCCCAGCGTCCAGTTGATGGTGAGCGCCTCGTCATCCATCCCCATATCAATCTGTACCGCGCCGCTCATGCCGGCGCCGCGCCAAGCTTCCATTTTGCGGGTGAGCTTGGGCAGCGTGACGGACTCGGCGACGCCGTGATAATCGGTACCGTTGAGAAACACGTTGAAGTATTTAAGCTTTCTGGGTAATCCCATGATGTAGCGTCTCCTAGCTGTTGATGCTCTTGCCAAAATCCGCCAGGTAGCGATCGGTGATGCGCTGGCGCAGTGTCAGATCTTCCAGCGGCGGTACCGGTGTGTAGTCGTAATCGACCACGAGCTTGCCTGCCTTGAGCGTGTCCGGGGTGTTGATGGTGTCGTCATACCAGCAGTTGGCGCCGATGAGGTAGCCGTTACCGACCATCTCGCGGAACTTGGCGTTGATGTTGTGCACCATGTCCTTCACTAGCGACGGGGTCATCGGCATGTCGATGGCCCACATCTGGGCGTCGGCGATGGTGTCGGCCAGCACCTGGGCGGTGCGGGTGTAGTTCTCGAAGGCGAACAGCGGATCATCTGAACAGGTGCGATCCCCCCAGAAGCGATAACCGTCCTTATTAATCAGGGTAGTGACATCGTTTTTGTTCAGCAGATCGGCATCGGTGCCAGTGTTCTGTAAATCCCAGAACACGCCTTTGGAAATGCCAGTCACACCGTTGACGCCGATATTTGAAATTGTCTTGTGCCAGCCAGTGTCCTGGTCAATCTTGGCGCGTAATCCCAGTGCGCGTGCGGTCGCGAAAGCCACATCGGCGGCGTTGGTTGTGCTGTTCCAGCTCAGGAAATCAGGCCAAAGCAGCATCAACTCGCGCTGGCTGAAGTTGTCGCGGTAGGTGATGGCGTCTGAAACGGTCTTGCAGTCCCAGGCGCAGGCATACGCGAACCCGCGCAGCTGCTGGGCGAGGGCCGCCATGGCGGCGGTGACGTCCTGATTATCCAGCCCCGGCGCTCCCAGAATGCGCGGCTTGGCGCCGAGCACGGCCTGAGCAGAAAGCAGGGCTTTCATGCCGGTATAGTTGCCGTCCTCGTCGGCGCCGCCGATCACATTGGTGGTTGTTGCAGCCTCATCAGCACCTTCTGCCACGCGGACGACAACGGTGACGGGTTGGGTTTGGTCTGCGATGGCTTGCAATGACGCGGCCAGGGTGCCTTTGACGCCAGCCTTACCGACAGCGGCCTGCACATCGGTAAGCAAAACAGGGGTGTCGAGTGGGAAGGTGGTTGCGTCAGCATCCTGCGCGGTGCACACCATGCCGATGATGGCGGTGCTGATGGTGGTAATGGTGCGACCGCCGTCGTTGATTTCAACGACGCGGGCACCGTGATGATAATCTTCAGGCATGTGACGAAACTCCGATGGGGGATTTTAGTCAGCATGCCTATGTTTGGATGGGGGCTCACGTGGGGGGCATTGTGTGGTACGAGAGACAACACCGCCGCCATCAGATAGCGGTGCTTCTGTCTGTGCTGCAGTTTACTTCTTTTTGCGCTGAGCCTTGGCGATTAACGGCGCTGACGGCTGTTTTGCTGGAGAGGCTGGACATTCAATATCCGGTGCTTTATCGGTATCAACGCGACTTAGCAGCACGAGGTAGCTTTTCCATGCAGCGAGTGTAGCGCGGCGAAATATTTTGCTTTTTTTTTTGTAATGAGTTCTGCACTACGGAACAGCGCAAAAATTGGGGATTTCGCACTGTGCGAAATTAATCGAAAAGGTTAGTGATAATCAACTCTGTGGCTTGCTGACGGTTAGCGACTCAGTCCAGATGTTCAATGAATGTTCTGGATAGACACAAGTGAGTTGTTGATAGGGACTCATCGAGCTGCAATGGCACAATCAGATAGTAAGTAGGTCCCTGGCCTCCTGGGCCAAAACAGGAAGTCAGGGACTCAGAGCAATGGATGGGCTAGTAACTCACGATGGAGGCGGTCACCGCCATCTGGTAATTACCCGGTTTTTGGGTGGTGTCCCCTGTGGTACAAAGTGTGGCACCTAACGGGACTGGTTTTTTCGTGATGGTTTGACCTGGCTTCACGTCATCGATTTTCGCGGCAGTCGTCCCGTCAAGGGGGATAACATTCGAAGCGCTCGCATTACACGTCGACGCGCCATCGCGGGTAAAGGTCATGTAGAACGACTTCTGCGTCGTCGGGTAGATTAACTTGCCCTGACTGGCAACAGCGTCGGGTCCAGTGGGTGTAAGTACATAGGAAACGGGTACGGTAATGGGTGGGTTGGTGGTATTGGTCCCTGCACAGGACGCAGTAATGCCAAGGTCTGTACCGGTGAAGGTACCCACCGTCTGGCCTGAAGTTGACGAGGGGGAGACACCGTTTTTGAAGGTGTATTGTCCACTCCCGGCATCGAGGGTACAGGTTAAGCCTGCGACAATGATTTTCTTTGGTTTATCGTAGTCGAACATTTTCTCTGAGTTGTAGGTGGCCATACGGAATGAAGAGATATTGGTCGCCCCTGCGATGGCATTGGCACCCGCTATGGGCCGCAAGGTGAGACTCGCCGTTGCCGCCTCGGTACCATTGGGATCCTTACGTAGACTGAGAGTTGAGGTCGCGAAGCATACTTTACCGGACACGAGCGTTGAATCGCTTTGCGACAGAGTGCACAGGGTGGCATTAGCCGATGTGAAGGTGCCAGACTGTACCACGGTGCCCGACTTCCATTTCCCCGTGTAAGACCAGGTACCCCCCACGGGCACCAGATAAATATCCACTGCGGGGATTCTGATGCCGTAGGTGCTTGTGAGGGTTGGGACGGCAACGCCGTATTCCAAACCGCCCGTGGTTCGCCCCTGAGTGATATCATTCACGTACACACCGATGTCGTTAAAGCCTACGAATGTTCCGTATACAGTGTAGAGATCTGAACAGTTGTAGGTGCATGTTGACGTTGGTAGGGTTGCTGACGTTTGGAAGTCCCCCCCCCTGGTAGAATGGCCCCGACGGGCATGTTATTTGACAGCACGATGATGTCGCGGTCTGCTTGGCATGTCGCTGTGGCGAGGAGGCCGAGCATACATCCAGTCCATAACTTCCACCGCTTGGGATATTTCGACACTTGTGATTGTACCTGTGGTGTGGCGCTTCTGCGCCTTAACACCGGTGACTGCACGAGCTGCTCATAAAGCCGCCGAAACCTGTACCCTACTTCTCTCATTTTTTTCATATCCACCGTACCTTTTTGTTCTGGCACGATGCTCAGATGCCTGTTCAGGGAAGCATTGAGAACATCTGCCGTTCAGACTGAGATTTGTCTGAACGATATAAACGGTTTTTACTTTCATCCAATCGTTTGTAACGATCAAAAATCAATCATTGATAGTCGGTGTCGATTGATTGTTGTTTATTGATCGGTATTAACGATCAAGATAAGTGGGTAACGAACACGGATTTGTGATAGCAACTGAGTTTCAACCCAACCCAGTACTCATTGATAATGTGGGGGTTATGTCAGAATGGAAATCATGCGGTACGGTATAAATATTGAACTAACCACTGAGCAAAAAGCACTGCGCGAAGAGAAAATCGCGCCTGTTTTAGCGTCGGCGACGTGCCACCACGCCGCCGTTTTAATCACACTGGCTTATCCGGCCATTTAATATCTGGGGCATCTTCCGGATTAATGCGGCTCAGCAACACGCTGTAGCGTTCCCTAGCGTCGAGCTGGGCCTTTTCTTCATCCGTTGCCATATCGAGCTTTACTGCGCGTTCCAGTGGCGCTATCACGTTGTTAGCCTCAGTAATGAGCTGTGACAGTTTGGCCTCTGCTGCGGCCACCTCGGCAGCGTGCTGAGCAGCTTTATCCGTCACCCACTGTGTGCCGTCCCATTTGTCATACGGTGTTTGTGGCGCCAATAACGTCAGTGTCGGCGCCAAGTTGCCCATATCCATTACGGGCTGCGGCTGGCCAGTCTCGATGCTGTAGGCCTTCTGGCCGCGATAGTCAGGTACGATTTCCCACGCGCCGCCCTCTTCGGTGCGACGCACCGCTTTGTCTTGGTCTGTGGGTAATGTCGGGGCATCGGCATAAGCGCCTGCGGCAAGCCCCACGCCGACCTGAATGTAATCCTCACGCGCCCCGGCGTACTCTCGGGTTGTCAGGTCGCTGTTGTACGTCGTTATCCAACCTTCGGTAATGGCAAAACCATTAGCGCCAATAGTGGCCACTGGGGTGTCGAGTGAATATTTTGCTGTTGTCATTATGCAAGCCTCACAATGTAGTTAAATGCGATATTTTTTACGGTGTTTTCGGGATTGCCAAAGGCGTCAATGCTCATGCCGTGCCCGTGAGGGCCAAGGTCGAGCGTGTGGCCATGTGGACCAATGTACGTCCAGTGCGCGTGATTTCCGGCCCCTTGCATAATGCCCGTGTTGGCGAATCCACGATTGTCATCAATGCTGTGCCTACTTGACGAACCACCATCCAGCGACGTATTGGAGTTATAGTCCTTCATCGGGTGTACGTGGTCACCAGAGTCGTTGCTGGCTTTGCTGTCATAGTCAAACGAACTGGTTGCTTTGGTGCCCAGATCGGTATTTGACACGGTGCCGGTGTGGTTATGACTTTTTACCCCATCCCCTTCTTGTGACAATACCGAGCGTCCACTGGCTGGCTTGCCTTTGACAGTCCAGCCGCGCATATCTGGGAATATGCCGGATGGGTAGGCGATAGCCAGCTTGGGGTATTTACTCTTGTCGAAAGCCTGCCCCTGTAAACTGGAAAATCCACTCGGTATTGTGTCTGACGGCCAGGGTATGGGGGCGCCAATAGGATATTCACCTGGCGATGGGTTCCCTGTATGGAAAAACTCATTCCATGCCCCTGGCACATTGGCTTCCATCGTGCGAAAGCCAACCCGCCCGTTGCGCCATACCGTTTGCAGGGCAAAATATTGGCCGGTGTTGTGCCATAGCTGGTTCTGAATACCAAAAGTACCACCTTGCGGGAAAAATGACGGCGCATCCGGATCTCCACTGGTAGCTGACCAGGTATAACCGGTATAGCCTTTGTTGGGACTTAACAGGTCGGCAAGTAGCGCACGGTCTGAACCTGCGGCTCCAAGCCCGTACATCGGCGGCAGGTATTTTTCGGTGTAAATCCGCGCCCAGGTGATACCGCCAGCCTCCACCCCGGAAAAACCGACATACGCCGCCATACTTCCCCCAACGACGGCAAAGTAGCCAGCAGATGGCGCGGCATCCATCGGCAAGCACACTACCCCCGCGGATACATTACCTGTCGTAGCTGGGGGCTTATTGGCAGATAAGTTATTAACCCGGTAAAGCTGCCCAATATTGCTGTATGCGTCGGTTTTTGCTACGGGCCCAACCCCCAGACCAGAGGCACCAGGGAGATCATAAGCCGCCTTTACCGCTTTGGGCGTGGCTGCCAATGTCTCGCTGGCGCTGTTCGTGGCGCTGCTGAGCTGCACGATGCCTTTTGCTGCCGTGGTGGCGTTGGGGACGCTGGATAACTTGCCGTTCGCCAGATCGTAAGCGGCTTTGACTGCCTTAGGGGTCGCGGCCAGGGTTTCGCTGGCACTGTTGGTGGCGTTACTGAGCTGCACGACACCTTTTGCTGCCGTAGTGGCGTCGGGGACGCTGGACAGCTTGCCGTTCGCCAGGTCATAAGCTGCTTTCACGGCCTTGGGTGTGGCTGCGAGGGTTTCGCTGGCGCTGTTGGTGGCGCTGCTGAGTTGTACTAATCCTTTCGCGGTGGTGCTGGCGTCCGGGTGGTTGCGGGTTTTGGTGTGAGTCTCGATCGCGTCATCCACATATTCGCGAGTGGCCAACACGATGGATGGGTCAATCTTTAGCTCCACGGCGTCGCTGCTGCTGACAATGAGGATCATACGGATGATTTGCTCGCGCCCTGACCCCTCGGCCATCAGCGGTTTGTACGATGGCGGGCAGTTGCCGACTGCTATCAGATCACCATCGGCATCATACAGACCGATTTCTCGTATCCACCAACCACCGACGGTTTCTGTCAGCACCTGTTCAGCAATCACTTGGCTGGGGTTATTTGGGTCCACGCGTAGGCTATTAACTAGTGCGCGGTGGCATTCATGTACTAGCTGGGTTTGTGACGGTTCGGGTACCGGTTCTGCGCCGTTGGCGTCACCCACCGCCATGACGGTGATTGCCAACTGATTGCCAAGCGCAGTGGCGTTCGCCAGCTTAGCGGCGCCGACATTGGTCAGCAGGGCGAAATATTTTGCGGTCATAGGGAAATCTCCATAGTGTCTATAACGTGGAGCGCCGCGCCGACTTTTACTGGCGTGGTAGTCTCAATAGCATCAGGCAAATAAGGGTAAATTGTCATTGTGTCACCATCGTAGCTGGCAGCCGCAATGAGGATATCTCCCTGTGTTTCCAGGGAGATCGACAAGGTGGTCAGGTGGCGGCTGCACGGCTTGGTGTCGTCTATTACGCGTTCAAGTCCGGTGTACATTTCCGGGGTGATACCGGTGTCCAGCGTGCCGACCACCATCTCGAACGTGCCCGGAGTCTTACCGTTCTGCCACCACTCGGTGATGCTAATCAGGTAGCCCATCGGCTCTACAGCGCGACGTAATGCGCCAATGGTGCCTTTGTGCCGGTGTACAAAATAAGACTGTCGCACCACGTCACGCTGGGTGGCTTCATCCCAGGCCTCATCCCAACGATCGACAGAGAACGCCCAGGCCAGGTAAGGCAATAGTTCCAGCGGGCATGTGTCCGGATCCCACAGTTGGCGCAGCGGTACCGGCGCGGCACTCACCTCGGCGCCGGCCTGCTCCGCGTGCAACTCCAGCGGTGTGGCGCACATTGGCAGTAGGCGCTCAGTCATTCATTGCCGCCAGGGTGACTTGCGGCGCGGCGCACCACGATGCCTGGGTTTTATCCAGCACCAAATCGGCTTTGGGTTCGTCAATGACCACGTGTTCCACACCTTCAACCGACAATGCTGCATCAATAGCGGAGAGGTATACCCCGCGGCCGATGCGGTGCTGGGCGTTGATATATGCATGCAACCTGGCGTTGGCAGCTTGCTCGATGGGGGCGGTTTCCGGACCGGGGTAGTAATACAGGGTTGCCACTACGTTATAGCTGACGATGCTGGCCGACTGCACCGTCAGCCTGTCGGCGACGGGGCGCGTATCTTCATCGCTCAGGGTGGCCGTGACCTTGTCGAGTAGTGCCTGATCTGCGGTGCCATCACCGTCAAGGGATAATACGGTGACCGTGACGCAGGCTGGCGACGGGCTGAACGCTTTGGCATCGGCGACTTTGCCGTCGGCGCTGCGGGCGAAAAACTCATAGGCGGCGGTCGGTCCTGCCACGCTCAGCCCTTCAAAGGCTTGCTGGGTGCGTTTGCGGAAATCACTGTCTGACTCCATGATCGCCGGCGTTGGCGGGATAGTCGTTGGATCTGCTGGGCGGATTGTTAGTCGATAAACATTGAAGTTTGCCGCCAGGTTGTCCAGGTCTGCGCCGCCGGTGTAGGCCAACATCACGGCACGGGCGGCGTCGTTGATACTCTGGCGTTGAAGTAGCGCGCGGTAAGCATACGCCTGGGTGAGCTTGGTCAGCGGTTCAGAGTCCAGTGCCAGCACGGCCTTGACGGCAGCACGGTCTTTCTCGTCGGTCAGTTCAATGATGCGGCTTTGGATGGCACTCAACAGAGACTCATAATCGAGTGGCTCAATCACGTTCGGTGGTGGCAGTAATGACAGATCGATGGTCGCCATCAGTTCAGCCCTCCAATACTGGCGGAAAGGGCGAAGGTGCTGTCGCTGTCACTGCGGCTACAGACCAGGTCGGCGGTGTAGCTTCCGGGCTGGGTATTAGGGGCCAATGTCAGCGCCTTAACGACCACGCGCGGCTCCCAGCGCATGATTGCACTGTAAGTGGCGGACATCATTTGCAGCAGGATGGCATCGTTGGCCGGCGCATCGACAAGCGTCGACAGCAGCGAGCCGTAGTCGCGGCGCATTACCCGGCTGCCGATGGGGGTGTTCAGGATGTCGCTCACGGACTGGCGGATATGATCCAGATCGGTGATGGGTTCGCCGCTGCCGGCGTTCATGCCGAGGTACATCATTTTACTGGCCCTCCCGTTTCCCCACCGCCTGTCTGCACGCCGCTGTGTTTATGGTTGTCAACCTGCACGCCGTTGGATGTGAAGCTGCCGCCGCTGTGGGTGATATCGCCGTGCATCTCCCCGCCCTGGGTGATATTCAGGCTTTCTGCTGTCACCTTGCCGAGGAAGTCGTTGTCTGGGCAGTCCCAGGTCGTCTTTTCTTCTACCTTGATGTAGGCGGTTTTGGCGCCAGTCAGCAGGAAGCTGCTGTCGTCGGGGTTGTACTGCAGCACAGCCGAATCCGGGAAACTGATGTGTAAGGCGTTCGGCAGGTCACAGGGGGCGGGATTGGCGTCACTGAAGATCCCCCCGAAACAAAACGCGGTCGTCAGTTCGCCACCCATGCCGAGTAACATCGCTTGCTCACCCGCCGACGGCGGCCACCACACTTTTGCCGTGCCGGCACGTATCGTCAGCCAGGTGATCCAATCGGTAGTGCGCTCTGGGTCGCCGCCCACCTGCACGCGGCATTTGTTGCCCTGAACTTCGGCGACGATACCGATGTTGATCAGGTTGTGCAGAAGGCGTAACAGCTCAGTGATATTTTCGTTCATGGGTGCAGTCTGCCGTTAAAGTGTCGAAAATCTCATGGGATGGGCGTTGTGTGGGCGTTGATACAGTCGGGTTAAAGACCTTTCCCCAGAAAATCCAGAATCTGCCGCTCAATCTCTTTAACTCCGGAGTTGTCAAAGCCCAGCAGGCGCCGGGCGGGATATTTCACCCGTGGCCCGTTGCGGCTGACGCTGTCCTCAAGCCCATACTGGTGCGTGCGGGCGATATATCCCCGACGCCCTTCAAAAAACACCGCCGCTTCATTGGGTGTTGCTGCCACCTTCATGTTTTTGGCCGTTTTTAACCTGGCGAACATGGCGCGCCGGATACGCCCCTGCTTGTCACGCAGACGTTTGCGGGCGGCGAACGGCGAACCGTCGGGGTTCTTCTGCTGCGTGATGCGCTTTTGGTTGCGGCGCCGTAGCTCGCGGGCGATCACAATATTCATCGCCTTACGCCGCGGTGGGGAAAGTTGGGCCAGCAAACCCTGTAGCCAGGTGTCAATGGCGCGAAAATTGTCATCTAGCATGGTCACACCGTCCATTCACTGCCGGGCACGTCCTTCATGTGGAAGGGGCCGAGGCTGTCGTAAGGGGTGGGCGGTTCGTCAGTGTGCTTGACGGCCAGGACGCCGAGGTCGTCCTCGGTCACGATGACGCGCTCCGTCAGCTTGAGGGCTATTTCAATGTCGCAGCTCTCATTATTGAGAATGGCGACCTCAAAGCGGAAAGCCTCCTGGCGCATGTCCGGGTTCGCCATGCCGTCATGCTGGTGCCGGCGCAGCCAACTGAGGATCGGCACCATGACCAGGTCCACGTCACCGCCGAAATCGATCACGGTGACGCTCAGGGTGTACTGATACTCATGGGACAGCGACGGCGTCAGCGTTGAAACGATGTTGCCATGCTCAACGTAGAGGCTCAGCTTGTCCGGATCGTTACGGAATGCCGGCACGGCTTCCATCAGGGCCTTGCGCAGCAGTGCGGGCTTGAGCATGTTTATTCACCTACCTGGCATAAAATTACTGTGTTGCCGTGAAACGTCATGCGCGTCACGCTCATGGGGACGCTGGAAGTGACCTGTACGCCCAATCCCGGCGAGACGCAGCCGGAAATTAGCAGGGACGACAGCAGTGTGAGCGCGGTGAGTTTCAGATTACGCATGCTATTTCTCCTGCCCGGTGCAGGTGGTGCTTTCGCCCGGGTTTGTATCAATGCATGCCGAGCCGTTTGGGTATGTCAGTACCACCGTATTGTTCGGTTGAATTTCAGCGTTGGTGACGCTTTGTCCTTTCGCGTTATTTACGTGCGTGAATGACACAGCAGAGCAGGCAGCCAGAGCGGCGATCGCTGCGGTCAACAAAATGCCGGCAATCCATGTACTCTTGAGCTTGTTCATTGAATACCTTCCTAAAATCTCGCGGTGTTAATCCCATAATTGAACTGTGTCGTTGGCCGGTGCGACGACCTGGTCCGGCATCTCGACGGCGTAGCCATAGGGCAAAAACACCCCGAAATCCGCAATGCCCGGATTGGCATCCATCACCGCCTCGGTGACGCCGGCGGTTTTGCCGTAGTACCGATAGCAGATCATTTCGATGGTTTCGCGCTGCTGGGCGACGACCTTCATCAGATAAGCGCCACGGTGTTGTGATTGAGCCCCTGCAACTCGCGCATGGCCCAGCGAGCATCCCGCCACAAATCATCGACCTCACTTTCCAGGCTGGCAGCGCGGCGGTCACCCTTGGCGGTGGCGTCAAAATCCCGGTAGCGCTCGGTGATGTTGGCCTTGGCGATACAAAACACCGCCCGGCGGTAGTTGTGTACCCTGGGGCTCTCGCCGTCGACCGGGTCGTCATACGGCACGTCACCCAGGGTGAGGTTGCCCAGGTCTTGCTGTATTAGCCGCCAGGCTTGCAGCTCGCGATTGACGTTTACCATCGCGGTGATGAGCGCCTCGCGCTGGCGTTCTGGCGTGATCGTACCGTCAAGGCGCATGGCGCTGGTGAATCCCAGTGGGCAAATGGCCGGCCAGAAGTCGCCGTTACTGATGATGTTGGCTTTTTTGGCTGCGGGTTCGGCTGCGATAAAACCGTTCATGCGACCTCGATAAAAGGGACGGGCGGTGGACAGCGGCGTTGCTTGCTGTAGCCCGAAGGCTGGCGTACGCCACCGCTGTTCCGCCCTGGTTGGGGGTTCGGTTACTCGTCCGCCTTGTTCAGGCGGGCAATGTCTTTTCTCACGCCGGCGCGCTGGTTGAGGCGCAGGGCTTGCTCAAAGGCGATCACTGCCTGCGGTTGCTGACCGGCCTGCTCCAGCGCATAGCCCAGGGCTTTCAGCAGCTTGGAACGTGCCTCATCCGGCATATCTTCGCCAGCGGTGAGCTCCAGTGTGTGCTGCAGCACAGTCAGGTCCAGTGGTTGCGACAGACTGTGCTGTGCCAGCGCGGCGTTGGCGATCTCCTCGGCGACAATTGTTGCTGTATTTCGGTCATAGCCTGGCATGGTGAGGCCGGACTTTAGCGCGTAGCCCGCCAACGGCAGTGCGACGCCAGGCTCGCCGATGTCAATCAGCCAAATCATGACCGTCACCAGCACGTCGTCCTGCGTGCCTTTGCCTGATTGCAGCACGCCCTCAATCCAGGGGGCATAATCCGGCAGCACTTTTCGCTTGAAGGCGCTGCGACGGTCGCTGCCCTGCAACCGTGCAAGGCTGCGCTTGTCTTCTGCCAGCTTGCGCAGCATCAGGTTGTAGGTGCCCGCTTCCATGCGGGAGAGGGGAGCGACGTCAGTCACGCTGGCGGCGGTTTCGCGCATAAAATGTTTGCGGGCCGGGGTCATCATGATTTACTTGCCTTTTTTCGCGTCGGGTTTGGCATCAGCCTGCGGATCTGGCGCGCCATCCTGCACAGGCGGCGTGTCTGTCTGTTGTTCCGCCTTGGCCTGTTCACCCTGTACCTCGACCGGTGATTGCGGTGCAGGCGCTACCGCGGTAGCGTCGATGGCTTCTTGCGCCTCTGGTTGGCGGGCGCTTTCCGCTGCCGGGATGCGCTGGAAGGCGGCAGCCATGGCTTCAACGGCTTTTGCTACTGCGGCACTTACCAGATCTTCTTGTACTACTGGCCCCTTGCCGTCCAGTGGCGTCTGCGTCATCTCGATGTTTTCGATCACGCAGCACCCTTCGTAATCTTCGACGATGTAGTCCTGGTTGACGGACTCGTAGTTTTCAATCTGGTCACGTTTGGCGTTGTCCAGAATGCAGCGGCGGCGGGTGCCTTTCTGCCAGTAAATAGACAGGTTATCCAGGCGGGTGATCATCAGGGCATTGGCCGGGAAGTACGGTACGCGCACGGCCTGCAACCCGCCGATGCGTTTCTGGCTAATGATGATGTCTGCTGCCAGCGCTTCGCTGTTGGGCTGTTGCTGGTTGATCAGCGGGAAATACTTATCGGCAAGCAACTGGCGACCGCAAATCACAACCAGCTTTGGATCGTCCTGATACCACGGGGCGATCAGGTTATCGGTCGCATCCATCACGGCGGCATCAAGTGTTTCATAGTCGCCGTCTTTGCCGATCACGACCTTGGTCGCCTCTTTACCGCCGGTCATAACGCGCTCAGGTGCATCATCGCGACATTTTTGCAGCCAGCCCGGCGCGACATCCTGCAACAGCGGGAAGGTGACCGGGTCAGAGGTCTTAGCGCGGTGCGTCCCGTTCCAGCCGATCATGATGCGGTCCAGTGCCTGCCGTTGCAGGATGCTGTCGCGCAAGATGGGTTGGAAGTTCGGGAAGGCAGCCCACATGTCGATTTTTTCGTAACGCAGCAGGGTATCGAAGTTGGTTTGTTGGCAGAAATAGTTCTGTGCCGTCATATCACTGAGATCACGCGGGGTGCGGTCTTTCTGGGTGGTATCTGTATTACTGGCTGCTGGTCCGCTGACGCCCAGGCCAATCTTTTGACCCTGCTGATTGATGACCGGCATGATGTTAATCGCTTTCAGGAAGTTACTGCTTTCCTGGATGCGTTTTTCAATGCGCTGCGCCACCGCGGGCACCACGGTGAACTTCTTGCCGGCGGTGATAATGGCCGTCGTGATGCCATTAAGCTTGGCTTGCTGCGTCAGGTATTGACCAAACGCCAACTCTGTTTCTGGGATCATGTTTTTTCAGCCTTTTAGCAATCTGTGACTAATTCGTTTGGCGCGCCGGTGACTTCCGGGCGGAAGGACTGGCTGGCGTCAGTGCTGCTGAGTTTTTGCTTTAGTTCGGTGAGTTCAGCTTGTTGCGCTGTGACCTGTTCATTCAACTGGGTGACGGTGGTCGCCAGTTCGGTCAACTGGACTAACTTTTCATCCTGCTGCTGTTGGTGTTCGGCAATTTCCGTCACAGCCAGATGCACGTCGTCCATCTGGCTGCTGTCGGCCTTGTCGCGGCTGGCGAACATTTCCTTCACCTTGGTCAGCAATGACGGTTTGTTGTCGGGAATGTCCTCAAACTCGAACGTCACTTCTTCAGCCGCGGTGAACAGGCAGGCCGGATCTGATTTGCGGTGCGCTAGCGGGTTAACAGCAGCGGCGGAACTGAACTGCATGATCTCGGTACCGAGACTTGCCGGGCTATCGGTGACGGCCAACCCAGTCAGATAGGCCTTGCCGGTCTTGGCAAAGTTGGGGTGGAACTCGATGCTGGAGTGCACCTTCTGGCGAGCGCGGTTCATCTCGACCAGATCGTCGGTGGCGTCAATCTGCGCCTTGAGTGCCAGTTTGCCCTGGAGTGGCCCCTCCTGAACTTCCTCGGCCTTTACGCCAGTCACATCGCCGTAGGCCTTGAACGGTCCGTTTGGCATGATGCCGCGGTAATGCTCCAGGTTGACGCGGGCGTTATACAGTTTCGGATCGTAGGTATCTGCGATGTCCTGAATATCCTGGCGACTGATCTCCCGACCGTCGGTAGTGGCCCCTTCGACGCACACCTGCACGAATTTCGATTTCTTACCCATTGCGTGGCTCGCTTTGCTGAATGATTTTTGGCTATAGTCACGATGCAAAGCCGGGGCGGCAACGCGGTGGCGTTGTGTCAGCGCTGGCACAACGTCGGTCGGGCATCGGTCGGGCGCGGGCGCGGGTAGGCTTGCGGCATGAGCATGAAAGTCACCGTTACCGCCGCCGATCTCGATCCTCGTCGCCAGGCCATGTATCACTACTGGCAGGGGCTCAAGCTCTCGTGCATCGCCCGAATGCTGGGCGTCAAACCCAATACCCTCTACAGCTGGAAGCAGCGCGACGGCTGGGATAACTACAGTCCGTTGTCCCGCGTGGAGATGACGACCTCTGAGCGCTACTGTCAGTTGGTGGTAAAGGAGGTTAAAACTGATACCGACCTGAAGGAGCTGGATGCACTAAGCCGGCAGATGGAGCGCCAGGCGCGGATCACCAAATACGAAGCCACCGGCAAAGAAGCCACACTCAACCCCAATGTCGAGCGCCGCCACAGTGGCAAGCGCAAACCGCCGACCCGCAACGCTTTCACCGATGTGCAGCTTGAGCGGTTGGAGTCGGTGTTTTTTGAGCAGATCCACGAGTACCAGAAAATCTGGTACCGCGCCGGCCACAACACTGAATACCGCATTCGCAACATCCTCAAATCGCGCCAAATCGGGGCGACCTGGTACTTTGCCCGTGAGGCGCTGCTCGATGCGATGCACACCGGGCGCGATCAGATATTCCTGTCTGCCAGTAAGGCGCAGGCGCATGTGTTCAAAAACTACATACTGGAGTTTGCGCAGGAGGCCGATCTCGATCTCAGCGGCGACCCGATCAGGCTGCCGAACGGTGCCAAGCTGTATTTTCTCGGTACCAGTTCACGCACCGCGCAGAGCTACACCGGCAACCTGTATTTTGATGAGTATTTTTGGGTGCCGAAATTCCAGACGCTGCGCAAGGTGGCATCCGGCATGGCGATGCAAAGTGAGTACCGCCAGACCTATTTCTCTACCCCGTCGACATTGACCCATGAGGCCTATTCGTTTTGGTCGGGTGAGGCGTTTAATGTCGGTCGCCCCAAAAATGAGCGGATCGAACTGGATGTGTCGCCGGCGTCACTGGTCGATATTCGTCCGTTCGAAGACGGCCAGCTGCGTCAGGTGGTGACAATTGAAAATGCTATTGCGCGCGGTTTTAACCGGGCCAGCCTGGAGCAGTTACGCCGCGAGTACCCGCCGGAAGAGTTCCGCAATTTGCTGTTGTGCGAGTTTATCGACGACAGCACCTCGGTGTTCCCGTTTGAGGCACTTCAACGTTGCATGGTGGATGCCTGGGAAGAGTGGGCCGATTTCCAGCCGCTGCTATTGCGTCCGTTCGCATACCGCACGGTGTGGATCGGGTACGACCCGAACGGCGGCAATGAAGGGGGCGACAGCGCTGGTTGTGTGGTGATGGCGCCGCCAGAGGTGCCGGGCGGTCAGTTCCGCGTACTGGAGCGACACCGCTGGGACGGCAATGACTATGAGGCGCAGGCCAAAGCCATCAAGGGGCTGACCGAGCAATACCACGTTGAGCATATCGCCATCGATGTGACTGGCATTGGTGATGCTGTGTGGAAGCTGGTCTCGAAGTTCTTCCCGGCAGCGCGCCGCATCCAGTACAGCGTCGAGGTAAAAACTAACATGGTGCTGAAGGCGCTGAACGTGATCCGCCATGGCCGCCTGGCGTTCGACGCTGGTCATACTGACATCGCGCAGTCCTTCATGGCCATTCGCAAGGTGATGACGACCAGTGGTCGCAGTGCCACATATGCCGCCAGCCGTTCCGGGGCGGTCGGCCATGCTGACCTGGCCTGGGCGGTGATGCATGTTCTGTTTAATGAGCCGCTCGAAGGCAATTCCGCCAACAATGGCTTCCGTTTTGAGGTAATTGGATGAGTAAGCGCAATCGTGATCGCCAGCAGGCACTGGCGATGAAGGAAGAAACACCTGCAGCACAGGCGTTTACGTTTGGTGAGCCTGAGTCGGTGCTCAATTATGGCGCCATCATGGAATGCCTGGAGTGTGTCAGTAATGGGATTTGGTACGACACCCCCATTGATTTTGATGGGTTGATGCGACTGTTTCGCGCCACGCCGCACCACGGCTCGGCGCTGTTTGTGAAGCGTAATATCCTGGCGAGTACGTTCATTCCGCACCCACTATTAAGTCGTAAAGAATTCAACAGTTGGGCGCTGGATTTTCTGGTGTATGGCAACGGGTACCTGGAATTGCGCAGAAATATGCTGGGTGAGCCCTTGGAGTTGCGGCGCTCACTGGCGCTGGTGATGCGCCGCGGCGTAAAGCCGGGCACATATTATTCATTGCAACGCAATGAGCTCACCGCCGAAGGGTATTATACCTTTCCTAAAGGTAGCGTTTTTCACCTGCTGGAGCCGGATCTTGCCCAGGAGATTTACGGCCTGCCGCAGTATCTGTGCGGGATAAACAGCATCTTGTTAAACGAATCGGCGACGCTGTTCCGCCGCAAATATTATGACAATGGTACCTTCATGGGATCGGTATTCTATTTGACTGACCCGGTACAGAACCAAACCGACATCGACAATATCAAAGAGACCATCGAGTCTGGCAAGGGGCGAGGCAATTTTAAAAGCATGTTCCTCTATGCACCGAACGGCCAGAAGGAAGGGTTGCAGATCATGCCGCTGGCGCAGATGGCGGCCAAGGATGAATTCCTGAATGTCAAAAATACCTCACGCGATGACGAGTTGAGCGTGCACCGGGTACCGCCTCAGCTGATGGGGATCATCCCGAACAATACCGGCGGTTTCGGCAGTGTGACTGATGCCAGTGAGGTGTTTGTCCGTAACGAACTGGTGCCGCTGCAAGAACGGATGCGGGAGTTGAACGACTGGCTCGGTATTGAAGTGGTCCGCTTCGGTGACTACGTTCTGCCCGGCCAGACCTCCGCCAAAAGCTGACGGCTCAGCAATCCGTCTCGGTTTCCATCTCCACGCCCATCACCGAATAACCGGCAGACTTGCAGCCTGAACAGGGCTTGCCGGTGTTTTTCACTACGCGCACGGCGCGGTCATCCCATATTTCAGGCGCGCTGTGCGGCTTGCTGTGATGTCGTTATTTAATGACGTACTGAGCCGCCTTCTTTGCCGTTTTCCCTCTCCCTACCTCTCCAGCCCAACCTCACCCAGAAACCCCGCCAGGGGTGGTGGCGCGCGATCCCCCACACACCGGCCCTCTTTAGTAAATGCATAAAAAGTCGTGCACCCTGCATAGGGGCAGAAAAGCCCACGCCGCGCGGGCCGGGAGGGGGTTTTGATCCTGAAAGGATCCTTGCAGATCCTTGCGCCTATGCATTGCATTTTTGTGCAGTGAGTGGTGTTTGGGGTAAAAAATGGCTAAGTGATGGCGGCCATGGTGGTGTGTGATGTTTTTATATGGTTCTGAGATGGGCAAGATATTCCATGAGGTTGCGAACCAGAAGAGCAGCCAGATTCTGGAGGGGCATTTGATGTGCGACCATGTCCACATGTGCATCAGCATTTCGCCAAAGCACTCGGTATCGACGATCGTATGTTATCTAAAGGGGAAAAGCGCGATAGCCCGGCATTTTGGTAGAAGTAAAAACTTCACCGGCGAAGTTTTCTGGGCACGTGACTATTTCGTTTCCCCGGGGGCAACGGTCAGAGCTTACATCCGCAGCCAGGAACGAGAAGACGTAAGAGACGATCAGATAAAGCTGAACGTATAACAGCAGCCTTGTGCGGCTCATGGTTTGTTAGCGACTTTGAGGGACTCACCCTAAAACCTCCGGCTTTGCCGGAGGCTGTTTGCTTAAATAAATCAGTTATCTTGTGCCATCTGGTCATGCAGCACCATCCAAGATAGTGCGCCATTCAGTCCAGACAACAGCTAACGTTTACATTGCTTTAGATATTGTAGTCAACGATTCTGAAGAGGTTCTCCCCGTGCCCGAAAACAGGAATGTTAATATTTTCTGAACTACCTTTCAGAGTATGGCTCAATTGATCATTACCAGGTTCACCAGCATTGATGGAGAATATTGTGCCCGTCTTTTCTGGATACGCGAACAACGTCAACAGGTACCCCCCGTACTGAGCGTTTATGGTTGCTGGCCAGTCAGGATCTTGAGGCAAGTCATCATTGGGTTGCAGGTAGTACATGAGCCCTTCATGGTTGAAAGCGAGTGACACACGTTTTATTAGCACATTATCAGGACTGTATGCCTCACTATATTCGGTGTATTCCCAGACAACAGGTTTCTTACTGAAAACTAACTTGAAACGACCTTTAGACGCAATTGTATATTCTTCGACATCTAGAAACATAATTGATGGGTAAAGGAGCGATTGCAGTGTAACTTGTCTTTTAACCGTATCCATAATAACTGTCCTTTTGATTGTAGTAATGCCTTCGTATGGCAATGGCACGATCTGGGTATAGCCTTATTTCAAATAGGCGCGGGGGTAGCGTTTTTTCAATGTATTCATGATGTGTTTTTCCTACTGAGCACGACATCGGCGTACGCATGTTTATCTGTCGATGAGGTAAACACCTGGATGGGTGTGTCATTGTTAATACCAACGGAAATTTCAATCTGTCAATACCGATCGAACTCTGACCCCCGGGGGGCAAGTTTTACATCGGTAGCGACAGTTTCAGCATGCCAACGGAAAAATGGTCGTACAATGGTGGCCTTGGGTGTCGCTACTGACACTATGCGTGCTTCATCCGCTCGTTGAGGGTTTCAACGATGAAGGAATTAACGGAAACCTCATTTTCGGCGGCGGCCTGGTTCAGGCGCTCGCCAAATGACTCGGGATAGCGCAGGGTAAATGTCTTGGTTTTTTCCTGGCGCGCATAAGGTTCGATTCCTGCGGCGCTGCAATCCTCCAAGAACTCGCGTAGTGAGATCTCACCCTCAGCCTTTAGTCCCTGAATGCTGTCAGAAACAAAGTCGCAGTAACCGGTAAGGCCGAGGAATTTACCGCGGAACGCGCCGATTTCGGGTACGTAGCTGATAATCGCTGGTTGCCCGGCGATCTCCATGGTATTGGGTGTTGCTGCTGTTTTTGTCATGGTTTGACTCCTATACTTTCCAGCCAGTCGCGGAGGTTAACCACCGCGCCTTTGTCTGTGTCCGGTGATGGATGTGGGCGGTGAAAGTTGGCAATGCTGCCGTTTAACAAAAACTTGCACCGTGAACCACGGCCTTCTTTAACTTCCCCACCTAGCGCCTTTATCAGTGACTCCACATCGGACCATTTAATCCCGGCGGGAACGGGTGATTTGAATATCTGTTCCAGCGTTGCTTTTTGGCGCTTCCGTAGTTCTGATACCTGTTCTTTCATTTAACCTTCCGTGAAGTCACTTTATGAAGTCAATTATAGAATTACGGCGAATGAAGTCAAGTTGTGAAGTCACTCGCCGTAACTGCTAGCCAGGAAACAGGTTGCTGGCGTTCTGCCGGGTGCGCGCGGCATTGTCTGATGGTTCCGAATGCGCGTGTGTTGTCGGTGTGGGTGGAAAGTTAATCTCATCGGGTTTAGCCAGTGCAGCCAGTTGCTGCAACGCCGCCGCCAGCGGTGCGCCGCCCTCCGGCAGTACACTGCTGATGAGGTGGCGGATCTGGCTGATGGTGGTGCGCTCGTCGAACAATTCTGCAATCAGGTGCGGCAAGCGTGGATCTTGACGCATGAGCGCCATACCAGCCAGCATGGCGGCCCGGCAGGCGTTACCCCGTGCTTTGACGGGGAGTTCTGCCAGCATCTCATCGGCCAGAAGGTCGGCCCGCGAATGCGCGGGCTTCAGGTAAAAACTTATCTTGCGATTGCTCACTGCGGTGTCCCCATTTGATACAGGCCGTTTACCAGATCAAACTGAGGTGCGAGGCTTTCAAAGAAACGCGCGTCCGGGACTGCGGTAACTTTCCGTACTGCCGCTTCGACGATGTTAGCGCCGCCGCCAACAACGGCAACGTGCGTATATCCAGAAAAACGCTCGATCGCGAGCTGTACGCGGCGATTCAGCATGGCCTCTTTTTCTTGCAGGGCGTTTAGTACCTGGTCGAACTGGGCGGCATCGTTCACGCGGGTGCGCAGGTATGGCACATCATGGCGGTGCAGGATCAGATCGTCAGCGAAGTAACTGCTGGCGCGCGTGTTCGCTGCAGCAAGGGCAGATTTGACTGCCTCGGTCATGAGTGACACACCAATACCCGGATCGCAAAAGGTCTTGGTGATGCCGGTGAACTGGCCGCGCACCTGCGCCACGTCCAGCGTGGTACCGCCCAGGTCAACAATCAGCAAGGAGTCCAGCTCGTCCAGGTCTTTCACAATATCGAAGCCAGCCGGGATGGATTCCGGCATCACGCGCACATTGCGAATGGTGAAGATCTCGCCGCCGTTGAGCATTACCGGGCGCAGAATATTGCGCTGCTTGCGCTGGATGTTGTCACGGTTAGGCTGGTTGTGCTCGTCCAGGTATTCACCCAGCGGTAGCGTGACTTCCACATCGACCGGCTGCGGCGACAGGCCGGTTTTGAGCAGGGCGTGATGGATGGCGATCACGTTCACATCGCTGTACTGATAGCGGGTGTGCGTGGTTCTGATGGCATCCGGGCTGATAGGATCGAAGGAATAGCGCTCGCCGTCCAGCAGGTAGTTGGCTGGCAACTGGTCGCCGAACGGTGTTGACCACTCAGGCTTAAAGCTGTTGGGGCTGCGTAGCGTGCGCTGTTCGCCGTTCTCTTGCCATGCCATTTTGATCGCGGTAGAGCCGTCATCGATAAAGATTTTCATTATGTTGCCTCTTTGCTGTGTGGGTCATGAAATGCCGTTTAAACGGCGGTTTTTGGTCATGAAATAGAAAAATGGTGATTTACGCGGTTGCCGCTGGCGGCATTTTTCTATTTCGTTCCCGTTTTTGCCTGTTAAGGGGCCTTTTTGTGTCATTACTTAAAATGGTGCCATTGTCCGCCTGACCGGCTCGAGGCGATCGCCGCGCAGCCTGATGGCTTCGCCTCCGCCGATATCCAGCGTTGCGCCACGCAGCAGCGCGTTGATTTCCCACGGCTCCAGCCGGATGCCAAGTGCGGCGGCAAGTTGCGCAATATCGCCAGTGCGGTAGCTCGGTGGCGGTGTTTCATCGTCGTCTTCCCTGGCCATCAGTGCTGGCACTTCCAGCAGGCTGCTGCCGGCCAGGCGGAAGGTGTAGCCATCGCCGCAATCTACGGCTTCACCGGCCAGCAGGCTGATAACCTGCGGTGGCTCCGGCGTGATGCCGAGCGCACGCAGCGCTTCCGTAATGGTGTCCTCTGGTGTGCTTTCGCTGACCGGTGGTGGTTGTCGTGTCATCCCCGTCTCCTCTGCCTTTCTGCTTGGTGGGGCCGTATTGCGGATCCTGTTGAGCAATATGCGCCGCTGGTGCCGGGTTAGTTGCTCGAAATTGATGCGCTCCGGCTCTTTATCCGTGGCGTTATCCATCCCTGTTTCGCTGGTTTTTTGCTCAATGGGACAGTTATTGCCACGGGTCCAAGGGACGGCGGGGCCGCCCTGAGGGTCAACGTCAACCCCTTGACGATCGGCTTCTCCGTCCGGTTTTACGGCTTTTCTGATCCGCTGCCAGTTATCAACGTGAGTGCAAATGCGTGATGCAGCTCCGAGTTGGGGCGACCAGACACCGAAGATCTGTATACCGTGTTCGCCGTAGTCGTTTGGCTTGTCGGCTTCGGCGTAGGCGGTACGGACGACGTGCTCTTTGCGAGGTCGCAAGATCCCGCCTTGCTTCAGGATGTACGACGTGATGCAGCCGGCATCGGCAGCTGACAGTACGTCATCCATCGCTTTATCTGTGAGGCGTTGCCGTTTCTTGCCATCCTTGCCCTGCCGGGCAAGCTGGCCGGCCAGGCGCCGGAGTTCGCGATAGGTCTGGCGTGATGGGATGCCGAAAAACTGGAACTGGCGCACCCGGTGGAGGGATGCCCAGGCGATGGCGTGCTCTACGGTGTCTGCCATACTCTTGCCGCTCTCATGGTCAACGGGCGGCTCGCCAGTTTTTGGGTCTGGCTGGGTCAGCTTGCTTCCGTCGATGTTTTTACCGATGTAGGCGGCGATATAGCTCAGTGGCGAGCCTTTCTCTTTGGTGATCTGCTCGACTTTGAACCGCGGGGTAATATTGTTGCCCAGTTCGGCACGGTCTTCGCGGATAGCAAACTCGCGCAGGATATCGGTGATCGCCTCTTGGTCTTCCGGACGACAGAACACCATGACGTGCCAGTGTACGGTGCCGTCGTGATTGGGTTCGGCGACGCGTACGCCATACCAGCGCAGCCCTTTGCGGCTAAGCTTTTTGCGCACACCGGCGAACAAGTTCACCAGGTAATCGCTGCTGTCGCGAACGGTGCTGGCGGCCCACTTGGGGTTAGGTGAACCGCTGTTTATTAGGGTGGCGTGATACTTCGATGGGCAGGTGATCGTGAACCAAAAGGCATTGTCGCCGCGAGTTTCGGCGATCTCCTGCATCCCTTTGACAGTGATCATCATCTCAACGCGGCGGTGCTTCGGATTGCTGTTGCCCGCGAAATAGACCGATTCCATGTCGATGCTGAACCCGTCATCGTTGACCAGCTCATAAGCTTTCAGAAACTCGCGCGTGCGGCGGCGCTGTTCCCGGTGATGTACCAGTGCATCCTGGCTGACGTAGGCGGACGTTGTGCGACTCACCAGGCATGCGGCGCGCAGTTGCTCCTCGCGCCACTCGCAACGGTAGCGCCAGAGCTTGCGTTGCCACCAGGTGGCACAGCACAGGCGGGCTAGCGCACCCGGCAACAGGTGGTAAGGCGTTTCGCCACGCTGGCGGCGACTGACATCCAGTGCGGCCCAGCATGGTGGAGTGATGTTGAGGCGTAGCGTTTCATGGGCGACAGTGGTATAGACGCGCAAAATATCCTGCGGTGTTGCTTCGCTGGTTAGGTGCTTCTCGCATTCCCGGCTGAACAGGCTTTCCATGGCGCCGGCGGTGAGGGTGGCGAGTAACTGCACCTCACGCTTGCTCAGCTCTGGCAGGCGTAGCAACTCGTCCAGGCGTTCGCGCCCGGCGATGTAGCGATAAGCTATCGTCTGGTTGCGTTTGTTGATCTGCTCAATCCGCGGGAGCACGCGTTTGATTGTGCCGCGCAGGAATTTGCGTGCCGGACGCTGATTACGCCCCTCGGCGATAGCCTGTACTTGTTGGCGGCGATAAATGTTAAGGCGCGCCAGTAGTGGCTGTTTGATGTGTTTAGGCAGCAGAGATAGCGCAGCGATCAGCTCGACATCTTCATCATCCGTTATTTTCTTGCGTGCAAGGCGATTGCGACTGATGAGTGTGTCGCGTTCAAGTTCTCGCTCCTCAGATTCGGCTATCAGATAATCGCGGCGCGCCAAGCGGGCGCGTTCGGCGTCGGTCAGGTTTCCGCGAATGCGGGCTATTTGGGCCTGCTCTTCCTTTTTGCGCTCTTTTAGTTCCAGCTTAATCCACTGAGCGAGCGGGGAGGCGGTAGGTGTAGTGGCAAAATCTTCGCGTTTGATGGCAGAGTGAGGCGCGTTCCACGGGAAGGCGTAGTTGATGGTTGCTGCACCGCTGTCAGTAAATGGCGGCGGGGGTGTTGGGGCGTGGCGGCCGCGGGTGTCTTTACTCATAAAACCAAGGCCATTCATCGATATGCATAACACGGCGATCGCCGGTTTTTCTCTCCACGATGTCCATTGACATCAGGGTTAACGCCCCGGTGATAGGATCGCGCCGGAATGCGCATGTCGCCGCCTGCTCTTCGCCGTCGCCGGAGTCATAGCCGAAGATCCGCTGCATGGGTTGCGATGGTCTGCCGGCTGAACGGAATCTCAGCGTTGCGCCAGCAGAAATCCGTAGCACCTGCTGGATCAGATGTTGCTGGCATGCCTGGTAGGTTTTTCCGCAACTACGCCCGCGTATGCGACTGTAATGGCGATTGATGTATGCGGCTATATGGTTGTCATATCGTTTCTGGCGATGGCCGCAGGCGGCTTCGATGGTGGTGGCGATGGGTGATTTTCGCATCATTCACGCACTCCCTCGCACTTGCGGTCAGCAGCGCGCACCCGTGCCACTTCCTCTACAGCGTCAGCAAAGTCAAAGCAGTTACTCCATTCAGGGCGATTTCCTGTTGCAGCCTCATACATTTCTGCAATGATGTCTTCTGCTCTATCACGTTCAGCGATAAGGTTCAGCTCGCTGGCTTCCAGCTCGGCTAAACGCCGGTCTTTCTCTTCAAGTTCTGTCTGCGATTCAGTTAGCGTATCGCGCCAATGGTCTGCCACATCATTCACTTGGTCATTTGTAACCATCGCTATTACAGCAATTTCGCGGTCTTTCTTTTCCAGCTCTGCCAGCAGGGCGGATACGCACTCTTGCGAGTAGAGATGTTGGCTGGACATGCGCTCAACTTCACGGGCGATCATGTAAAGATGCTCGGTGTTGTACATGCTGTTCCCGTAGCTCGGCCTAGGTTTCTCAGCCAGATAACGCAGTGCATTCACGGCGGTTTCATTGCAGCCGTTAGGCCACACCACCGGCTTGCTCAGTTCGCTCAGTAACTTTTCGGTGTTCATAGTGAAAACGGCCCCCGCTCTATGCTCAGCATGACGTAACCCGGTGCCCATTCGGTCAGGTCGGTGATGTGGGTGATGCGTACCCAGATGTACTCGCCGGTAAATCCCTCCAGGTGTTCTAACTCGGGGTGTTGGCCGTACCCGTTCAGGCACAGCAGATCGCCGGCAGCAAAGTCGCGGTCGTTACGGCGGAATTCGGCTTTTTTCACGCCGCAGGTGACGGCGGCGAGGTGTTCTGGGTGGATCTTTAGGTTGTGTTTTTTCACGCTGTTACCCCTAGCGTTGCGATAATCTCGCCCACAGCCTGACGCTGTTCACCATTGCAACTGATTGAACGCGGTGCGGTGGTGTGGTGAACGGTAAAGCCGGCCTGCTGGTAGAGATCTGCAGCAACGTCAGCATTGGAGACGACGACCTGGCTACCGCGTGCGACTGCGGCGTGCAGTGCGGCGATCATTCGGCTGTGGTCTTCAGGGGTGAAACCGGCAGTGTGGTATTTGGTGAAATTGGCGGTGCTGGATGCAGGGATGTACGGCGGATCGCAATAAATCACGTCGCCGGTGCCGGCCATCTCGATGGTTTCCTCAAAATCCAGGCAGAGGAATACGGCGTTCCTGGCCTTCTCGGCGAACTGGCGGATCTCTTCTTCTGGGAAATAAGGCGCTTTGTATTTGCCATAAGGGACATTGAACTCACCGTTAAGGTTGTAACGGCACAGGCCGTTGTAACAATGGCGGTTCAGATACAGGAACATCACTGCGCGGCAAAAGGTATCTTCGCAGCTGTTGAAGCTGTCGCGGATAACCCGGAATCGCGCCTCGTTGTTGTCGAACCTGAAGAATAGTTTGGCGCAATCTATTAGGTCGTCCGGCGCGTTTGACGCGACATTAAACAGACCGATTAAATCCGGATTGATGTCTGCCAGCAGGCAGCTGTTGTAATCGGTGTTGAGGAATACCGATGCGGAGCCGGCGAACGGCTCGATCAGGCGGTTGCCATCTGGCAGGTGCTGGCGCAGGGCATCCATGATGCGGGCTTTGCTGCCCGCCCATTTGAGCAGGGAGCGGATCATCTGTTACGTTTCTCCCAGCAGACTACTGCGCCAACAAACATAAACATGATCGCTAAAGCGATAATGATTACTGCTGGAAGTCCCCACAATGGCGCCGTGACCCACCACCACGACCAGGTGATGTACCCCATCAATTTTAGGGTGATAAAAATAAGCGCCAGAATGGACAGGAAACCCAGTCCGCCTTTTTTCGTTTCTTTATTCATTTTGTTTTTCCTGTTGATAAGAATTTATTCACATCCCAGATCCAGCACTTCCAGAACATGACGGAATAGGACGGCAACAGCTCGTAATAGAGCGGCCCGTAACAATCAATAACGATGCAGCGTTGCCGGTAAACCCAATCACTCCGGATAAGGACAAACAGTTGAGCGGCGAATAACGCCAAAAGAATGAAGACATCCATTATTTATTCACCTCGTTATCAAAGGCTGCGTGCGTCATTAATTTCCAACTTACGCCGCGGTTTTTGCTTAATAATCGCCACCACGCGGTGACACGGATTTCCAGATAGGCAAAACGTTTGGTTTTGGTGTAAACCTTTTCGCCACGATCAAAGCGTGAGAGCAGCGCTGCGGCCTTCGCATAAATGCGCCGATCAGCCTGTGGGCCAGACAAGCGGGCTCTCATGGCTGCTGACTCTGGCGGTGTGGTGCCATGAGTTGCTGCCAGATGTGAATGACGGTCTTGGCCTGGTGAATGGCGTCGTGCAACGCGTTGTGCTTCTCGCCGTCGAACGGCACGGCGGTGCGCAGATCCATACCGGCATCTCTGGCTGCGTGCTCGAAGGTCCTAACATCGCGAGTATTCCAGAACTTCCATGTAGGCATCAGGTCGATGCGGTCCATAGCTGAGGTGATGATCGGAATATCAAAATCGGTGCCCTTGGCCCATATGAAAGCATCAGGATGCGGGCTGTTACGCAGAATAAAACACCCCATCTCACCCAAAGCCTGGCGAATATGTACGGCGTTATCGGTGGCAATTTCGCTACGGGCTTCGGCGCTTTGGCGTAACCACCACTTCACTGTGTCAGCGCCGATGGTGCCGCCGCATTGTTGGCTGCTTTCGAGGTCAACGCGCTGGTAGAACCGCTTGCCGAGCGTACCTGTATCGAAATCAAATGCTACGGCACCGATCGCCACAATGGCGGCGGTGGGGGTTTTATCCATGGTTTCCAGATCAAGCATAATGTGTCGCATCGTTTTTCCTTTATTTAGGTAATGGGAGTCCCGGCGCGGTTAAGCGCCTAAATGTCATTGCTAATATTTCCGGTTAAATTAACTTCGCATCGTCGTGCAATATATCTTTGGGGAACTCATGCACCAATTCGCGCATTTCCAGCATGGCGTTAATAATGGCGATGCGCTCGCGTTCTGTTAATTCCTCAAAATGCAGGCGGTGGCGTTCTGTGCCAATACGTGCCCAGAAATAGATCACCGAGCGGTAACGGCTAATGCGTAGATTGTCGAAAAACTCGCGCACTAAATTCTTTTCTACCCTGGCATTGGTCACGAGGCGCTTTAATTTGGCTGCATGGGACAAACCGCGGGCGATCTGCTCGGCGGTCAGGTTTCCGGTGCTGGCTGAATTTTGCATTATTGCTACCTCGCTATGCTGAGTATTGCCCATTTGAAAGCGCATCCCCTTTGGACGCCAATCCCACCGGTTAAAGGTGGGGGCTGCGCTTTCAGATGGGGGCCGGTTTTTGTTGTGTGACCGGCGCACACGTTGGTATGGTCTCCGCGCCTGGTGCTACCTTGCCGGATGTTCCAGGCGTGGATTTCCAACAACCAATAAGGAGTCGTCATGACTGACGAACAAAAAGTACTGTATATCTTTAATCAAACTTGCATCTTGCTGGCTGGTAATGAAGAAACCAAACCTAGCGGACTCCCCACCATTCGCAGCAAACTCGGCCGTTTCTCTCCACCTCAGGATTTCGACGAGGCTTACAGCTGGGTTGAAAATAAACTCAACGAGAAGCTTTCTGCTATTAATGGGTAGTATTCTTGGATGAGGCTTTGCCTCATCCTTTGTTCGTGGTGCCCCATGCTGCATTAACAGCCGTTTGATAATCCATCGCTACGAACTCTTGCATGCCGTTATTAAAAGTAATCTTTACCCCGTCGCCAGATTTCGCAATGGACAAAATTTCATTGCAGTTAATTGCAATCTCTTCATTTGATGTGTCCGTTACCACCATGTAATGAACCCTTGCCACTTTACACATGGGCGTATCGCAAATAGGTGTCGGGATAACGCCTGCAATGCCTTTTGGTGCAAATACGAACATATTCTTGAATCCGTTCTCTCTATCCAGTTCTTTACGCAGTTGATCCATGAGCATCTCGGCATCGCCGCTCATGTAGATCTGCTTATCTGTGTTACTAAGCAGAATAACTACGCCATCATTTGTTTTATGCGCTGCAATGAATTCACTTTTGTCGATAATTACCGGCTCTTTGCCCTCCTCAATACCCGGCCCAAGGAAAATAAATTCTTTGCGTTCGCCATGCTCTGAATATTTCTTGCTGAAAATGCTGCCCGCAGTATCTTCTGCCGCTGATTTCAAGTTTTCATATGTGCCAGCATTTTTAGCTTCACTGTAAAACGCGATAAATGCATCACGAATTCTCTCGGCTTCTGCTGTTTTGTTCAGTGTCCTGTGATAAGCATCAGCCAGCAGATTACAGGCGGCACTTTGCGCACATTCTGGCAGGTCTTTAAGTTGCATATAACAATCCTCTCATTAATTAAAATGCATTTATTTAAAACACGGTTGGTTAAATGGGTCTTGGAATTACGCCTTCATTTTTCAGCGCTTCAAACTTATCCTGAAATGCCTTTGCTAAACTAATATCTTCACAGCAATAAGCAAAGCTGACGGCATTTTCCAGCCCATTAAGGAGTGTGCGACGAGCACTGTCCTCGTGGGTAAATCCGCTATTTGCTGCAAAGTGGTATCGCTGTAATAAGGCGTTTAGCATCTCTGGGTACATAGCGCTCATACTTTCACCATGTATTTATTCAGCGGCTCAAGTTTTTTAATCACTGGTTCGGTCGTTAATGCCATTCCTTTAATGTATGGCGCACCGATAACGACCATGCACGGCATGTATTCCATGGCTGGGTATACCGGAACGGCCTCCAGTTCGAGTTCAGTAAGGGCGCTAAACCATTTTTCGTTTGGCTGAATCAGCACATATAAGCAAACGGCGTCGTCGTTAATTTCCGTTTTTGCACCGATGATTTCCCCGATGTTATGCACCGGTATGCGATGAAAGTAGCCCTTGCGAACTGGTGCGCAGTGAAAACTAGGGGAATAGCTTTCCGCCAGTGCGATCAATGTTTCGGCGCTGATATGGCGACCGTCGGTGGTTTCACCTTCACGGGCCAGCATGATCCAGAATGGGGTGTTGGTGCTCATGCGCTTTTTCTCCCCGCTCCACGTGTGCCTGCCGCTTTGCTGCCCTGAGCGCGTTTTGCTGCAACTGCCGGCCCGGTAGTCATAAGACGGTCTTTCCAGGAATGCCACTCAGGTCCAGCCACTGAAACTAAGTGATCAGCAAATGCATCCCACTCGCCCTTGTGTATGTAGATCTCCCCCTGGCCTTCTGGGTTGGCCGGGTCTTTCATCCGGATCACCGGGAGTTTGTTCGCCGCCGCCATCTTGCGCACGGCGCTCGGTGTCTTGCCGATGTAGTCAGCAAAAAGTTCCGGCGTTATCAGCTGGGACATCGTGCTGTCTGTGAGTTCCGCCATTTGTTATCCTCTTGCGTTGGCCCCTTGGGCGCTGTTAGGGCGTCTTAGGGATGGTCTAATGAGTCACAACTGACACAAAGGATATGTCACATATGACCGAATCGTCAAGCGCAGGAAAGAAAATTCGTCAAATTCGAGAGGCAGAAGGCATAGGAAGGACTCAGTTAGCGGAAATGATTGGCATTTCATACAACACGTTAACTAACTACGAAATGAAAGGGGTGCAAATGACAGAAAGGAATCTAAAGCTATTCCTTACTCATCCCAGGTTTCAGAAATACACGCTTTGGTTAATGACAGATCAAACAGCACCGGCGGTGGGACAAATATCGCCGTTTCTCTCCCCTAATGGGCAAGACGAAACAAAATCGCGCCAATCCGACCAGAAGGCTGGTTAAAAGTCTGGTTTTTCTGGACGGTAGGAACGGGTTTTACTAATTGCAACCTCATCGGAGGGCTTCATTATGTCGATTAAGAAGCTCGATGATGGTCAGTATCAAGTGGATATTAGACCGCAGGGATCTACAGGACGACGGATCCGCAAGCGGTTCAGCAAGAAGGCCGAGGCGCAAGCCTACGAAAAATACGTACTGGTCAATTTTCATGACAAAGACTGGGTTGATAAGCCAGCTGACAAGCGGCCGTTATCTGAACTCATTGAGCTGTGGTGGGTTTATGGCGGGAGAAATCAGAAACATGGTGAAACCTATCGTGGGAAGCTTAACAAGGTGGATCGGGATATGGGCCACCCAAGGACGTACATGCTCACCCGTAAGTTTCTGATGGAGTACCGCTCGCGCAGGCTTCAGGGTGGAGCACAAGCAACAACCGTTAACCGTGAATTCTGTTATTTATCGGGGATGTTCAGCTTGCTGCAAGAGGCGGAGGAGTTTCACAGCGATAATCCAATCCACTCGCTGAAAAAGCTGAAGCCAAAAAACACAGAAATGTCTTTCCTGGCCAGCCGTGAGATTGAGGCGCTTTTATCGGTAATGGCCGGTGATGATCTGCGCGTTGCCGTTCTGTGTTTGAACACAGGGGCTCGGTGGGGGGAAGCCAGCAGTCTGAAGGCTGAGCAGGTTATAGGGAATCGGGTAACGTTCGTTGAAACCAAGAACAGCAAAAAGCGCTCAATCCCAATATCGCAAGAGGTTGCTGATATGATCCTGGAAAATAAATCCGGTCGATTATTTACCGCAAATTACACGCGTTTTCGCAAGTTGCTGAGGGAGATAAAACCTGATCTCCCCAAAGGGCAGGCCACGCATGTTTTGCGTCATACCTTCGCGACGCATTTCATGATCAACGGGGGCAACCTTATTACGCTGCAAAGAATATTGGGACATGCAACCATTCAGCAAACCATGACCTACGCGCATTTTGCACCCGACTATTTATCGGATGCAATTACATTAAACCCACTGCGTGGAATGTCCATATATTGTCCACCGGTTAGGGTAGTTTAG